TAAACTTTGTTACAAATTCATTAAGTTGCGCTTTTTCGTTGGGAACTTTGCCGTCCATGACGGCTTCCAGGAGCTGTTTCAGGGCGTCGCCGACGGCGGGTCCCTTCAGCCCCAGCGCCTGCAGGTTTGCCGTAGCTGTGGCTGCGGTTTGGCTGTCACCCAGCACGCCCTGCAGTCTCTCATAAGTGGCTGCCGTCTCCTCCGCGCTGTACCCGGCTCTCTGGCTGGAGCTTTCCAGAGATGCCATAATGGTTCGGTACTCCTGAGTAGAGTCCACCAGATCAAACACAGCCCCGCCGATTTCTTTAATTCCGTTAATGACGGCACCTGCCGCAAAGCCCTTGGTCAGCAGCCCGCCTAGACCACCGGAGCCGCTCAGGATATTCTTAATGCCTCCAAATCCACCGGACATATCGTCCAGATCGTCGGCGGCGTCCTTGGCCTCGTCTCCGAAATCATCCATGGCGGCCTCTGCCTTCTTCAGCTCGGCCTTCAGCTTATTCAGATCGGCGGTGGTGTTGTTCACCTGCCGCTGGTAATTCTGGGTTCTGGAGTCCCCCTCGCCATAGGCGGCGTTGGTTCTTTCCAGCTGCTGTTTCAGCAGTTCCAGCTTTTTCTCCTGGGTGTCGATCTGCTTGTTCAGCACTTCGGTCTTCTTGCCATAGGCCTCCATGCTGTCCTCGCTGCCGATAAATTCGCTGGTGACCACCTTCATTTCGGTCCCCAGCGTCTTGATTTCTTCGTTCACCTGCCGAAGCTGTCTTTTAAAGTCAGCTTCGCCTTCGATTCCGATTCTCGGGCCAATATCATAGGGCATTCGTGGTCACCTCCTTACAGTCCCGCCATCTGCTGCATCAGCGACCCGGCGGGCTTTTTCTTTTTCTCTTTCTCTCCGCACTCCGCGATCTGCCAGCAGGCGATCTGGTCAAGAACCTGACCTACCGGAAGATTCATGATCTCCCACCGGGTCAGTCCTGCGCGGGTGCCGTTGTAATAGAGCCACGCAGAGCTTCCGCGGCCTGCGTGGCCGCGGCGTTTTTTGCCTGCACCTCAACTTCCCGCTTGGCGTCGCCGGCAATGGTGGTGAACACCGCACTGATGGCCCGCTTGTCGTTTGCGGGAATCAGCTCCACCGGGCGGCAGGGGAGTGGTGCCGGAAGCTCCTCGCCCATGGCCTTGGCATAAATTCGCCCGGCCTTCATCAGCGTCTCCAACAGAATGTTGGTAGCAGGCACACTGATGGAAAGCTTATCGGAAAACACCTGCTCTTCCATCCCGCTCAGACTGCCAAAGGCTTCTTCCAAATCTGCTGCTGCGGCGTATGAAAAACACATAGGGTGCTTCTGCCCCAGCAATTCCAGATAGCCCAGCTTCATCAGACGTTCACCTCATCCTCGTCCTCTTTCATAAAGTTGACGATTGCGGCGATCTCCTCGGGGGTAGCGGTGGAGCCGAACAGCTTAAACACATAAGCAATGGCTGCCTCCTGAGTGGGCCAGCGGCTTGCCCGATACCAGGGCTGGCTGCCGTCGCCCTGCAGACCGGCCACCGTGCCGGAGATCTCGGGGGTCTGCCACTCCAGCGTCTCTCCCATGGTCTGGGCGTCCTCGCTGGGCCGGGCCATCTCCACCTCACGGTAGAACACCACCTCGTGGCTTCGCTCGCCGTCCTCCTGCTGCATTTTGATGTATGCAGCGCCCACAGGGGCGCTCACCTCGTCGCCCTTATAGGTGATCTCCTTGCCCTTCACGGTCTGCTCCCCAACGGTCACTTCCACGTCCACCGCCTGGGTGCCGAACAGATCGGCGGAAGTCTCCAGCGTCATGCGGTCCAGCGTCATGGTCAGCGCGCCGCCGCTGCCGGTGGAGTAATCGTTTTCACCGATGCCGTTGTTGGCGTACAGGGGATTGTCCTCGGGGGTGTTGGGCTCAAAGCCGGCGGCAATGGCCTTGCCCATCATCTTGACGCTGCCGTCATAGCCGGTGACAACGCCGCCGTTCTTGACACACTTGGAATAAAAAACACCGTACAGGCCGATACCTGCCATCGTGCATCATCCTTTCTCCATAATTTTCTTGATAGATTCGTCCACGGACTTCTTCATGTGCTCCCGCGCACGCTTCGTTGTCTTTTGCATGGCAGGTTTCACGAAGGGATTTGCTTGCATAAAGCTTGTCCCGCGTTCTACGCTGCGGGCAACCATTTGGTTAGGCTGACCCTGTGGCCAGCGCTTGGATTTCAGCCCGTTGTAACCGTCAAAGCCAATTTTAACGTTCAAAAATCCGGCTGCATCCTCCTGCATTTTGGTGATACCCAAACTTTCATAAAGCCCTTTTTTCTGGGCTTTTTTGGGACCCTGCAGTTCTCCCCAAAATGTATCGTTGCTTTCATCGGTTGGAACCTGTTTCAGCTGTGCGCGAATCTCATCTGTTACAATTTCGGCCGCGCCGTAAATCGCTCTGCCGCATACCTGATCTCGTGCCGCAGCTTCCAGCTTGGAGATTTTGGCAAGGTACTCGTCGCCCTTTTTAAACGTGATCGGCATCAGACCACCACCGTCCAATCCCAGCTGTAGTGCCAGAATCCGGTCTCGGTCTCAAGCTCCACGCCCACCAGCGACCATGCGATGTACCGGCTGCTCAGCTCCTCGCCCAGCTGTTCCGCCCACGGGTCAAACTCCACTTTGGTGTAAAGGTCGGTGGTGCCCGTCACGGCACGCTCCGCGTGGCCGTTGCTGGCCGCCAGATCATCCCTGCCGTCCTCCTGCCATACGAAATACCGCTCGCTTTTCAACCGCTGTCCGTGGCTCACAGCATCCGTCACGGACAGGTGAGCCTCCACGATGCGCTCATGCCAGTCTCTCATCCTTCCACCTCCGCGATCTGTTCGATCCGGGACAGGGTCAGATCCACACAGGGAGGGTACACATCCGGGGCCAGCTGCACCAGCTCAATGCGGTACTGCCGTTTATCCTCTGTGATAACCACGTCCTGGGCGCTGACCTTTGCCGTCTTGGGCACCCGCACCACCCGCTCAATGCGCTGCTGGTTCTGGGCGGCGGAGTAATACCGCTGAATGCCCAGCTTGCGCTCCTCATACCGCAGCGTGATCTTTTTCGTCAGCGTGGTCTTGGGCTGATAGCCGGGCTTGGCGGCGTCTGACTGCTCATACACAGTCAGAACGCCGTCGTTAAAACTCTGGCTGATTTCGTTATTCGGTCTGTTTGGTGCTCGCCACAAACCGCTTCACCTCCAGATCATGCTGCGCTCCAAGGATCATGGACTGATAGTTATTTTCAAACACATCCAGTGCCTGAGCTTCGGCATAGCGCACATACTCCATCAGCAGTGCCCTGGGGTCACCGTCGGTCGTATAGTCCGCCTCCTCGCCCAGCTTCTTGTTCAGATAGGCCATGCCCTGGGCGATGAACCCGGAATACTTCCGGTCTGTTTCCTCATCGTCCCAGGTCACGTCGCGGCGGTTTTTTACGTCCTCCAGCAGACCGGCGGGCAGATTATTTCTGTCCGCCATATGCCTTAGCCCTCAGCGACCTGAACGGTCTGCACCTGCCAGATGGCGGGGGACAGGGCGGAGATGTCCAGCACCATAAAGGAGTTGTTGTCCTTGGGCATGCCGTTGGCATAGGCTTTGATGATGTACACCCGCTTGTCCTGCAGGAACTGGGCGTGGTCGCTGTACTCAATACGGCCGGACTTGTCGGTGCCGGCAGCGGCAAAGTAGCGCTTGGCCATGCCCAGAATGGCCTTGCCCTGGGTGACGGCGGGGCTCTGGACGATGGTGGCGGGATAGGGCAGCACGTTGTTGCGGTAAGTGCCGTCGGGGGCCTGCAGGGTGGTGGCGGGCATGACCTTGGTCCAGTAGTCCACGGGGTTGCAGATCAGCACCAGACCGTTCACGGGGCGGGCGTTGCCGTTCTCACTCACGGCCAGCGTACCCATCAGCTTGCCGAACTCCTCGGGGGTAAACTGGTTGACGGCAACGGCCTCCTTCTCGGGATAAGCGCCGCCCACAACGGCCACACCCTCGCTCACATCGCGGTTCATGCCGATGGGCTTGTTATTGCCGTCGCCGGCGATGATACCGGCCTCCAGACCGTTGGCCAGAGCCTCATACAGAATGTCGCGGATGTAGCGGTCCAGCCATTCGGGACCCAGCTCCAGCATGGCCTTGCACACGGGCAGGAAGGCGCTCAGCTTCAGCAGCACGGTGTTGACCGCCTTAAATCCGGAGGTCAGCTCCTTCACAATCTCGTCGCACAGCTCGCCCCAGGCGGCCTCCTGATAGCCGTTGGTGTTCATCAGCATCTCAATGGCGCCGTTGGTGGGGATAAAGTCGATCAGGGACAGCAGAGGGTGGTTGGTGCGCAGATCCTCAAACACAGAGTCGATAACGGTGGTGGGCATCACCACGTCCAGATTCTCCAGCGCCTGCTTGGGGTTGCGGGCACGCATGGCCTCGCCCAGCTTCTGGTAATAGTTGCGCTCCTCGGTGGTCAGCTGGCGAACGCCCCGGCTGGCCAGCACGCTGGCGTCAAACTCCTGGCGCATCTCGTCCATGCGCTGGCTGTACTCCTCGCGCAGGTCGATCTCGATGCGCTGCTGCATCTCGTTAAACGCGGTGATAAATGCCTCGGTGTTGTTGTCCTTCACGGCCTGCTGAATGGCCGCGCGCAGCTCCTCGCGGGAGCGAATGTCGTTGTTGGTCATAATGGATTAGCTCCTTTCAAAAAGTTTCAGAATGGAATTTTTCTGCTCGGGTGTAGCAGTGGGTTCAGCCCCTGCCTGGGGCTGGGGCTCGCCCTTCTGCTCGGGGTCCCATTTTGGGACCAGCTGACGCAGCTGGGCGGCAAGGCTCTTCTGGATTTCAAGCCGTTGGCTCAGATTCAGGTTTGCCTTCTGCAGCACATTGGCCGCGCCGCTCATGTCGGCGTCCTCGTCGGCGTACCGGTCGGCAAGACCGTACTCCATGCACTGCTCCGCCGTCAGCCAGCTCTCAGCGTCCATCAGCTCCACCAGTCTCTCCTCGTCCAGCTTTCCGCCGGACTTGACCAGATAGGCCTGACGGCCGGCTGCGTTGATGGTGTCCAGATCGTCCGCGGCCTTGCGCAGCTCCGCCGCGTTTCCGCTCACGCCCATCCACATATTGTGGATCATCATCAGCGCGTTTCTTGGCATGACCACTTCATCGCCCGCCATCGCAATGACTGAGGCGATGGAACAGGCAAAGCCGTCCACATACACCGTCTTGTGCGCCGGGTGCCGCTTGAGCTGGTTATAGATCGCCGTGCCCTCAAACACGCTGCCGCCGTAGCTGTTGATATAGATGTTGATCTGGGTTGCGTTGGGGTGGGCGGTCAGTGCCTCGCGGAACTTCTGGGCGCTTGTCTCGCTTTCCACAATGTCCCAGGTCCAAAAGTCCAGGTAGTCGCTCTCCACATCTCCATAGATGTAAAGATCCAAAACGGCGGGATCGGCAGCCTGCTTCAGCTGCCACATGATTCTTTTCTCTTTCACGCGTTTCCTCCTTCCTGAGCTTCCAGGCTCCGGGCTGCTTCCTCAATGTCCGCGATGTTCTTGGTGAGGAAGTGCTTGTCGGCCCAAGGCTCCTTGATCGTCGGCATACCCGCCGCGCGCAGCACATCGTTGATGGTGAACGCGCCGGAGCCTACCAGCTTCTCCACGTTGGGAGCGTTGGCAAACATATCAAAATGCCGGATGGAGGAGGAGTCCATGCGTACATAGTCCCCGTTTTTCCATCCCTCGTACCCATACCGCTTCCGGTTGATCTCCTCTTCGATCTGGTCGCAGATGGGGTCGATGCACCCAGTCAAAAACCGCTCCACAGCGTTCTCCGCGCCGGACACCTGTCCGTCAATGAGCACCGCCGGGATCTGGAGCGTCTTGGCTGTAAAGGCAAAAATATCGTCCACAAGGGCTCTGATATCCCGCGTGTCCCCTTCGCCTTTCCCGCTCTCGTTTGTGTAGGTATATCCGTTGAACTCCGGCAGGATGGCCCCGTTGCTCTGCAAAAAGGGCTTCACCTGCTGCTGGATTATCTCAGAAAAAGCTTTCTTAAAATCAGGGTCTGCCTGGGCGATGTCGTCCACATGAACTTTCCAGTGCTGTCCCCGGTCCCACTCGAAATATTTCATGGCCGCGCTCACAAGTCGGTAATAGGACTGATACATCCCATCAATGACCGGGGCAACGTCAATGTGATTGAGCGCAACGTGGATTACGTCCGCCTCACGAAACGTCTTGTCATAGGTCATATCGCCCACCACAATGTTTCGGTATTCGTTCTGCCGGCTGGGGAACTCGTCTCCCTTTGTCCACTCGTCCGCTACCACCACCGCGCTGTATCCGTCCCTGCGGCGAGTCTCAATCACTAACGCCTCGTTTCGGTCAAACGCTCTGCCAATCAGCTTGTGCCAGAAGGCGCTGCTGTTTTGGTTGGTGTTGGGCTCCACGTTCCACATGTAATATTCGCGCTCGCGGATTTCTTTCCCGCCCCGAAACGTGCGCACCTCGCACCGGCCTATGGCGTTTGCGATCATGTTCACGCACACCGCCCAGCACATCCGCCGGATCTGAAATTCCTGCCCAGCCTCCACCAGCTCCTGACAGGTGATCTCCTTCATGCTCGCCGTCCCTGTCTTCGGCTGAAAAATGCGCCAGATGTTAAAGCCCACAGGCCTCACTCCTCTTTCTCGTAAAAATAGCTCTCGGCTGTCAGCCGGTCTTTACAATTTGGACAGCAGCAGGTGTATTCCGTCTCCAATATCCGTCCGTAATTGCCGTAAAGGCTGACGGGAGTAGTCTCATCCCGCTCTGCTTCAAACACGCAGCCGCATCGCCCGCAGGAAAACCCAAGCTTCTCCGGTCTGCGCTCCGGGTGATACCGCATTTCCGCAATGCCCGGTCGAATGATTTTCATTCCCGCACCTCCTCACAGCCGGATCGCCCCGATGGGCGGCAGCGTCACCGGCGCCCCGGAGCCGAGGGCGGGCTCCACCACCATGCTGGCCACCAGCGCCATAAAGGGGTCGGTCTTTCGGCTCTTGGCCTCGATCTTGGCGTAGATAAAGTTGGGATACCAGGTGTTCTCCACGCACCAGATGAGCTGGCCCGCAAGACCCACCACCACCACGAAGAACCATTCCTTCGCGCTGAGCACGCGCTGACCCTGCTCGTTGCGGCGGATCTCCAGCGTGTGCTTGTTCTTGTTGTTGGACATAATGTTTCCTTCTCTTTCTTGGCTATGCAAAAGCCGCAGCTGCGGCAGCGATACAATGTATGTGTGCGCGATTACTTGATAGGCCTGTCATCCCTGCCCTGCAGATGGTAGACCATCTGGCAGTATTTCACGGGGTTGAAGCCCGCAGCGCCCTTCA